GATTGATAAGGACTATATGCAATTCCCTGCCTTAATATACAATTACGGGTTTAAGCATCGATGTGTTTACGATGTAAGTGAAGAGGAGGCTAGGTATAATTTCTATGAACAAATGATAGCCGGAGACTCTGCCGACAATGTAAACTATTTTCTAGGTAAGGGAAAGGCGTTTGCTCGTAAATACTATGAGGGTTGCGAAACTGATTACCAATATAGAAAAAGACTTTTTAAACTATTCAAAGAAAAATATAAATCAAAAGCTAGAGAGAAATACATAGAGTGTTATAGCTTACTCAAACTAAAAATTTTATGACAAAAACACAAATACTAAAAGCGGTCTCAGATAAAACCGGATTAAATTTAAAAAACTCTACAAGGAAGAGGGAATATGCAGAGGCTAGATACATATATTTTTATTTATGTAGAGAGTACGCCACAGATGGCAAAAGCTTGGAAAAGATAGGCTCTACTGTTAAAAAAGACCATTCGACTGTGTTACACGGTCTAAGATATTGTAAAGACCAATTAGATGTCTCAAAGGAATTTAAATACTTGTATCGAGATATTGAGCAAGTTGTATTAAAAAAAGTTAAAACAATTTCTAGATTCCCTAAAAGTGATAAGGCAGTTGAAAGAATTATGTATCTTGAAGACCAAACAAAGTTGATTTTGGATTTGCAAAAAGACTACAAAAGAGAAATAAAAAGATTGCAAAATAGAATAGACGCTTTAAAATACGGAGGTAGATAATGGAAAAAACAAAAGTAATAGATTTACTTGAGGGTGCGGATTATAGATTTGCCAAAAGTGCTAAAAGTAGAAACCCACATTGGTATACGCTAAAAGATACTTGGAATGAAAAAAAAGATTTTGAGGATGTAGTAATGTTTATTAGGGAGAATGGTAAGGAGGAGCGTTTTTGGAATATAAAATACATATGCTATCACTACAAAGGTTGGAAGTGGTGGACTATGGGAGCAGACATATCGGAAACAATATTAATTAATAAAACTTTTGTGAGTGAGCAATACAATAAAATAGCGTACATATACGATGACTTATTCAAGGATGAAAAATATCTAGAAGAGAATAAAAAAATTCAAGAGATGTTAATTCCTCATTTGTACAATGTCGACATATTAGATATTGGAAGTGGTACAGGTTTGTTGCTAGATATGTTTTCTTTAAATCCGGAAAACTATATTGGTATTGACCCTAGCTACGGTATGATAAAAAGGTCAAGAGAAAAATATCCGCACCATAAATTTAAAGTAGACAAGCTTGAGACTTTCAACGGGAATGTAGGCATAGCGGTATCTTTATATGGTTGTATGAATTATGTGTTGCCCGATTACCTTAGTAGAGTTTATGACATATCATCAAAACACTTCTTAATGTTTTATAAAAAGAATTACAAACCTATTACATATGAAATAGCTAATGTAGAATTTTATCATAATCAATACACTAAGAAAGATTTGCAAAACATATATAAAAAGTCTCAAATCAAAATATGGAACAATTACTACATAGTCTCTAATTTATGAAATATTTGATACAAAATGTTCCCGAGAGGGATATATCATTGTTGTTAAGTCAATTAAATAATGTAAGTGTGTATGTCGACACAAATAAAAAACCTCTTGAATCTTTCATACAAACTTTAAAGCTTGCTGAAAACAATAGTGCTTTATATATGGAAGATGATATTATATTGTCAAAAGATTTTATCAATGATACAAATGCTTTCATAAACCATAATAGTGATAGTGTAATTAATTTTTGGACACTTAAGAAAAGTGTAAAGCAAACGACCCTAATGTCACCATCTAGCTTTATGTCCAATCTATGTGTATATTTTCCAAACTATCATATTGAAGGATTAATAGACTTTTACAACAAAGGATGGAATAGAATCGAGGAGCATCCAACGGGTATGGATTTAATGGTAAGGGATTATTTGGTAAGCACTAAAACAAAGTATTGGCTATACCAACCTAGTTTAGTACAACACAAAAAGATTGTTTCTGCAATAAATCCTAGACGTTCTAAATATAGACAATCAATAACATTCAAAGATGAAAATATATAAAAAGACCAACGTATATGAGGAAGCCTTAAAAAGAGTCCGTTATTTATACGATGAATTCGATGAGGTACTAGTAGGCTACTCGGGTGGAAAAGATTCGACAGTAACGCTTAGAATAGCTATTGAGGTGGCTAGAGAGAAGGGTAGGCTACCGGTTAAGGCAATCTTTATAGACCAAGAAGCGGAATGGGGAGCGGTAATCGACCATATGAGAGAGATAAACGATGACCCCGATGTAGATTTAAGATGGTATCAAATACCTTTTAAGATATACAATGCAACGTCTAATTTCAAACAATGGATAACGGCTTGGGAAGATGGCGTTGAAACAATGAGACCTAGAGAACCGTATTCAATAAAAGAAAATAAATACAATACAGAAAGCTTTTATGACTTATTTAATAAGATTATTGAGGTGGATTTTCCTCAAAGAACCGCCCTACTCGGAGGAGTGAGGTCAGAAGAGAGTCCTAGACGACACGTAGCTATGACACAAGATGCTACTTACAAATATATAACTTGGGGTAAGAAACTAAACGAGAAAAAAAATCAATATACATTTTATCCCATTTATGATTGGAGCTACACAGACATATGGAAAGCTATTCACGATAATAAGTGGACATATACAAAAGTGTACGATTACCAATATATGTATGGCGTACCTACAAGAAGTATGAGAGTCTCTAATCTACATCACGAAACGGCAATACAAACTCTATTCTATTTACAAGAAATTGAGAGAGACACTTGGACTGCACTTACCAAAAGAATGAGCGGAATAGATACTGCCGGAAAACTAAGCAAAGATGATTACTTTGTAAAGGAGCTTCCATTTATGTTTAGGTCTTGGGAGGAGTATAGAGACTTTCTAACAGAGAAACTTGTAAAGAATGAGAAGTTGAAACAAAAGTTTACAAAGAAGTGGGAGGTCTACGATAAACGATATGAGAAGATGCTTTTGAGAGATAACCTAATCAAGGCTGAAATCCAAACCATATTGGCTAACGACATCGATTTAAATAAATTGCGTAACTTTACAGAGACACCCGAGATGGAGGACTTTAGAAGATGGGCAAGGGGGGATGAAGTAAAATACACTAGAATAAAAAACAGATACATACCGGAATGACATTTGAAGAACAATTCATAAAAGAATATAATGAAGCTGAAGACAAGATTGAATTTCTAGAACAAGTTCAACAATTCCTTCACGACATATCCCCATTAAACTCTCAACCTATAAACAGAGTAAAGTGGGTAGATATAGACAAAGTACAAGCAAATGATTACAACCCTAATAGTGTGGCTAAAACCGAAATGAAGCTACTCTATACATCTATATCACACGATGGGTATACACAACCCGTTGTAACAGTTTATGACAAAAAGAAGGATAAATACGTTATAGTAGATGGATTCCATAGGTATTTTACTTGTAAAAGCTATAAGGACATCCTAGAAAGAAACCACGGTAAGTTGCCGATAGTAGTAATAGAGAAAGACATAAACGACCGTATGGCTTCTACAATTAGACACAATAGAGCTAGAGGTAAACACTCTATAAGTGGGATGAGTAATATTGTATTCGAGATGCTCGACAACGGATGGCAAGACGCAGAGATATTAGAAGAGCTAGGAATGGAGTCCGAAGAGTTGATAAGATTGAAACACATCACAGGATTTAGTAAGCTCTTTGAAGATACAGAATACAAAAAAGCTTGGGAAGTAAAAAAGCAATTACAATTAAAAAAGAAATACAAAGATGAAAATCCAAAAGAAGAAATTATCTGAGATAAAACCATATTGGAGAAACGCTCGGAAAAATGAGCGAACCGTTGAGGCTCTAAAAAAATCTATTAGCAAATACGGATTTAACCAACCGCTTGTCTTAGATAACAAAAATGTTATAATAACCGGACACGCTCGATATAAAGCACTAATGCAATTAGGTTACGATGAAGTAGAGTGTGTAGTGGTAGAGTTGTCTGAACAAAAAGCTAAAGAATATAGAATAGCTGATAATAAAACTCACGAGCTTACTATATGGGATAACGATGATTTAATGATTGAGCTAAGAGAGATAGGTAACAATGTAGATATGCAAGACTACTTTCAAAACATTAATCTAGAAGCTTGGCTAGATGATAGTGTAGGATTCAATCTCGACAATACTACTCAAGAAGAGTTTGAGAAGCAACAACACCAAATGGATAACAAATACAAAGATGAGGTAAGACAAGAGAAGGTAAACGTAACTTGCCCACATTGTTATGAGGAGTTTGAACTAGACCAAAAAGACATATAATGAGTGACATTAGTGACAATATAAAAAAGGGTATGGAAAAGAAAGACGCAATGATAGAGGCATTAGAAAATTCTTTAGGCATTGTATCGGTAGCTTGTAGAAAAGTAGGCATCTCTAGGCAAACCCATTACCGTTGGTGTCAAGAGGATGAGGACTATGATAGAGCTTCAAAAGAGATTATAGAGGCTACAATCGACTTTGTAGAGTCTAAGCTATTCGAGAACATACAAGACAAAAAAGAGGCGTCAATAATGTTCTATTTAAAATCTAAAGCTAAACACAGAGGGTATGTTGAAAGACAAGAGGTTGATATGGGGAACAATAATCACTTCCGAGTCGAAATCATAGATGAAGGATCTGAAGAGTAATGTTGTATTTAGGCATCTTGAACAGTCTAAAAAACGTATTGTAATAGAGCAAGGTGGAACTCGCTCTGGCAAAACGTACAATATTATATTGTGGCTCATATTTGGGTACGCTTTAAAAAACACAAAGAAAACTATATCGGTTGCTAGGAAGACATATCCTGCTCTTAGGACATCTGCAATGAGAGACTTTATTGAGATACTAAGGAACTATGAGCTATACGATGAGAGTAAACACAATAAGTCTAGTGCCGAATACATATTAAATGGTAACCTAATTGAATTCATATCTTTAGACCAACCGACTAAGGTAAGGGGTAGAAAGCGAGACATATTATTTGTAAACGAGGCAAACGAGTTACATTGGGAAGATTGGCAACAATTAGTATTCCGTACAAAAGACCGTATCATAATTGACTACAACCCTTCGGATGAGTTTCATTGGATATACGAGAAGGTAAAAACAAGAGACGATGCCGACTTCTTTATTACAACCTACAAAAATAACCCATTCTTAGATGATTCTATTAAAGCCGAAATAGAACGCCTAAGAGATACCGATGAGCAATATTGGAATATCTACGGTCTAGGTCAAGTAGGTGTAGGAAAGTCTTTGATATTTAGGTCTACTCTCATAGACGCTATTCCGCAAGATGCAGAGTTTTTAAGCTATGGTATGGATTTTGGATATACAAATGACCCTACGACATTAATTGGAGTCTACAAGCGTGACACAAGCCTTTACTTCGAGGAGTTGATATACAGAACCGGAATGACTAATAGAGACATAGCAAAAGAGCTTGAGAGATTAGGAGTCAATAGAAGAGCTGAGATATTTGCGGATTCCGCTGAGCCTAAATCAATAGATGAGATATACAAGTTTGGATGGAATATTAAACCGGCAACAAAAGGAAGGGATTCAATAAATATTGGAATAGATATGTTGAAGCGTTACACATTGTATGTAACTAAGGCATCCACAAATACTATAAAGGAATTTCGTAACTACAAATGGAAAGAAGATAAGAATGGAGTTGTGTTAAATACTCCGGTAGATGCTT